GGAGCGTCCGGTAAACCACTCCCTTAGAATTTGCGCATTCGCCGAATCTATACGGAAGGCCAGTGCGATAATCACTTCCATGCGTACTTCCCGTACATCGTAGCGGATGCGGTTGCCGCTGACATACAGGTCATACCGGCAAACATCATCCTTTGCCTTGAAGAAATGGCCCTTGAACAGTGAATCCATACAGGCATTTATCTTTTGCCCGCATACACCCAGCAAGGCTGCCAGCTCCGTCTTATGGAGCCATACGATGGAATCCACAGGCTCGAATACGACTTTCGGGTGGTTATTCCCCTCTGTTTCTATCCTTAATATTCCTTTGGCATTATGCTCTGCTTTCATAGGACGATTTGTTTTTGTGAGCTGTTTGGTAAATTATATTGACTGCTTCGATATTTATTCCCAATACGTTTTTCTAAAACCTGCATATCTTCCTCCACTTTCTTATTTGTTATTTTGGCATAGATCTGCGTAGTGCTTATATTCTTATGTCCCATCATACGGCTAAGGGTTTCGATAGGTACGCCATACGACAGGCAAACCGTCGTGGCGTAGCTGTGGCGGCTCATGTGGAAGTTAAGAGCCTCAAAGTTAAGAGTTTTCTTTATCTTTTTCAAATAGAAAGTAATCAATGCATAAGATGGGACATCAAAGACTTTGCTGTCGGGATCAATGTCCTGCGTCCTGTATTTGTCGTAAATCTTCCGGGGAATAGCCAGCATCGGAATAATAGAGCCTGTACCCGTTTTCTTCCGGTTGATACGTATCCATGTAATCCCCTTGTCGTCAGTTGATATGTTTTTATGCTTCAGATTGTATAAGTCGGCGAAAGCCAAACCCGTAAACGCTGAAAAAATAAATAAAACGCGCACCCATTCCGTTTCTCTATCCTTCATTGGCATTTGCAGTATCAGGTCCAACTCTGCCTTGGACAGCCATCTGCGGGTAGTTGATTCCGGTTTGCACGAATAGTCGGCAAACGGTTTTTTATGGATAATCCCTTTGTGAATGGCTCTATGGATCATATATTTTAATTTCATCACCACATTGAAAACGGTATTGCCTGCAAAGTTCAGATTAGCGCGAAGGTAGAACTCGAAATCTTCGATAAAGGAATATTGCAATTCTCTGAATGCAATATCTGTCAAATCATACTTGTGTGCAATAAATTTTCCCAACGTTTTATATGCGTGTACATAAGAGTAATAACTTCCTTTTGATTTACAGATACCCACACTTTTTAAATATTCTTCGTTATGGGCTTTGAACTCCGACAAAAGCATGGCTTCACGGCTGTTACCTTTCAATAAGGCATCTTTCAGACTTTCAACAGTTACATAGGCATTTTCTTCAACTAATCTGTCATAATTTACCCGAAGCTCCTGTTGGTAACGTTTTAGTTTTTCATTGAGGTCCTTGGCTACTTTATCTTTTCCGGTGGAACCTCCGTTCTTTACAGACCAAAGGCTTGGCTCTATTTCTTCTTTTATGCTGAACTGAGAGACTTTTCCGTCTACAGTGATACGGCCAAGAATCGGACATTTGCCGTTTTTCTTTATTTTATGCTTATTGATGTAAAATAATATACTGAATGTACTACGCATTATTTTTGTTTTAAATGGTTTAATCTATAAATGTAAATTCTCCGGCTATACGGGTGGATAATATTTTGGCATCCTCTGTTATCTTGTCCAACGAAAGTTCCGCATAACGTTGGGTGGTCTTTATATGCTCATGCCCAAGCATTTTGGAAACAGTTTCGATAGGAACGCCTTCCGATAGTGTTATCAGGCTGGCAAAGGTATGGCGGCTCATATGGACGCCCATTTTCTTTGTGATGCCGCATCGTTTGGCAATGGCGTTCAGTCCCGAATGGACGGTCATCTTATTGGGGACATCCAATACTTTACCGCCGGCCAGTAGTCCAAGGTATTTATCTATAATTGCCAGGGGAATATCCAACAAACGCACACGGTATTCAACTCCGGTCTTTTGACGTTTGGAGACAATCCACCGGCTGCCGTCTTCCATCGTCTTAATATCGTCATACCTCAGGTTCTTCATGTCGATATACGACAATCCGGTAAAAACAGCGAAGATAAACAGGTCTTTGGTTTTCTTTTGTTGCTTTACCCTCGGTTCGTCCGACATAAACTTTTCCAGTTCTGTTTTGGTCAGTGTTTTATGAACAGCATCCATTGTTTCAGATTCAAAACCCGAAGAAGGATCGTGAGAGATGATTCCACGGTTAACGGCACCACGTATAACCTTACGGAAATAAATCAGATAAATACCACTTGTGCCGATTGAAAACTTACGCTCTACACGTAGATACCTGTAATAGTCTTCGACAAGCGAATAGCTTAGCGCCTTGAATGGAATATCTTTCAGTTTCAGCTTTTCTTGGACAAACTTTTCCAATGCCTTGTAAGCGTTAATATACTGCTCAAACGCCGCTTGCGTATAATCAATTCCTATACGCTGGGATATATTTTCATTCATCCCTCTGAACGAATCCAACACACTGGCTTGTGTTACAGCTATGCCCTGGCTGGCATTTTTCAGGTCGTTGGCTTTGACTATCGAATGTACTTTTTTCAGTTCTTTATAACGGGTGTGGATAACCAGATGGACACGGTTGATGGCGCGGTTGACTTCCTGCGCCAACTTGCTTTTTCCGGTCATCCGTCCGGCTTTGGTATCCCACATACGGGCATCGGCATCTACTTTCAAACTAAATTGTGCCATGCTTTTATCAACTTGTATGCGACCCATCACGGGACAAAGTCCATTTTTCTTACATTGATTCTTTTTTAGGTAAAATAAAATTTTTAGGTTCTCTTTCATACGCTCATTTTCATTCATGTTAAATTTACTTCGTAATGAGCTATATGTATCCATGAAAAACAGGGCGGATTTATGTGCAAAAACACTTCACCGGAATTTGATTGCTTCGCTTCAAAGTTTTCTGCCTTCACCGCTTGAAAACCAAGTTGGTTTGCTACCTTTGACCTCGAAATTCATTACCAAAAAACAGGTAACGAATTGGTAACGGAAGTACTGCTGAAAAGTGCATTATTCCTGCTTTTTACCATTCGGAAAGATAAAGCAAATAAACGCCTTATCAACTGGACAACAGCAAGATGGTATTAAATTTTCGTAATATGCTTTTATGTTGTACTTTTGTTACTTTTTACGAAAGTGCATAGAAGGTTTTATTTGACAGGTACAGTAAAGTTTAAATTATAAGCTGTGATATTCGGTATATCTGCCCGATTATTTTTATTTTTGTTAAACTAAATAATCATACTTAATTTGCGATGAATAATATATCTCGTGTTGCAGGACTTTTAAATGCTGAATCTCAGCGTCTTCCTATCAATAAAAAGGAATTGGAAGGTGTATTGGATGTTCTTTTCCACAGAATTCTTTTTCCTGTGTGCGATGAAGAATGTAAGTCGGAAAAAAGCATTTATCAGGTATATTCAGTCTTACTTGATAACCTTTCGAGTTTATTGGGTAAAGAAGAAGCCGAAAAAATTGTAGAAGCTTTCATCGAAAAGCTTCCCGGTTTGCAAACGAAATTATATGAGGAGGCGAAAAACTTTTTGAAGAATGATCCTGCTGCCGGTACTATTGAAGAAGTGATACTAACCTATCCCGGTTTTTTTGCTTTAACCGTTCATCGTATTTCTCATGAATTATATAAAATGAATGTGCCCATCATTCCCCGTCTTTTTTCGGAATATGCGCATGCAACTGTTGGGATAGACATACATCCGGGTGCGAAGATCGGGAATATGTTTTTTATAGATCATGGAACCGGTATCGTAATTGGCGAAACTACTATCATTGGCGATAATGTAAAAATATATCAGGGTGTTACCTTAGGTGCTTTGTTTGTGACAAAAAGCCTGAAAAACCAAAAGCGACATCCTACAATCGAGGATAATGTGGTTATTTATGCGGGGGCTACAATTTTGGGAGGCGATACTGTTATTGGTCATGATTCAACTATCGGGGGAAATGT